GCTGTGTTGGCACTCTCCCAGTACCGCTCGTAGCCCTCGATCGCGTCAGCCGGCGCAACCCATGGGGTCCGGGGCGCGAGCATGATCCGCTCGGTGATCGCCGACTGCGCCACGTTGTACATGCGCTGCGCGTCTTTGGCGCCTCGCACCAAGCCCCACACGACATGCTTGCCGTCAACAATTGCCTCGTTGCCGAGCACGCGCGAGATCGGGATGTACTTCCACTGGTACTCGCGCTTTTCGAGCTCCTGATCGCCCGTGATCTTGCGCCAGCACAGATAGGGACGCTTCATGCTGCGGGTCTTCAACGGCTTTTCGCCAGCCACCACGCCCGCAGGCATTCCCCCGTCGCTCTTGAACGACGTTGCGCCATTCGTCCACAGCGCCAGCTCGTCATCCTTCGACTCAAGCGTGTAGTACTCTGCGACGCGAACCGTCTTGGTCTCCTTCGTGAACCAATCGTGGTCAGGAAAGTCCCAGTCGATCGGGTCGGCGTCGGGGTACTGCTCCTTGAACTCCTGTTCGCTCAGGCTCTCTTCGATGAACGCATACCGCGCGTCGGAGCCCGCGGGGTCTTCGCAGTCCGGATCAAGATAGACCTTGAACGGGTCGCGAACCCTTCGGATGAAGATCTCCTGGTCGAAGCTGTCTTCACCCTCGTAGTCGGTGAGCACGCGGACATAGCCCAAGCCGTGCCGCACCGAATGGTCGAGCGCGGTGTCGTAGGCAATGTCAGCATCCGATTGAGACTCGATGTGCCGCGACAGCCCCGTCAGGATCTCGGCCGTCTCGGGCGCTGCTTGATCGTTGGCCGCGCGGTACTTGATCGATGGCCGGTTTTGCCGGATGTCGTTCGTGACCTGGTGGATATGCTGCGGCAGCTTGTTGATGGTCAAACACGGGCGCCCCGCCTGATCGCGGGCATAGCGGTCGCGCTCATCCCACTGCCAAGGGTCATCCGGTGTCGCCGCGGCAAAACGAATGTCGTCCTGCTGCTTCTTGCGGTTCTCGGATTCGAACTCCACACACCGCTTGAAGCGCTCGCGCGCGAGGGTCAGAACGTCATCGTTTGCCATGAAGGGTGGCGGCCCACAGTCGTCCCGACGTTGGCCGCTCCTGCCTCTTTTCAGAGGCGGTCGCTCGTTTGGTTAGCCCATCCAGCCGCCGGCCAAGTGTTCCTTGGGCTGCAGCTTTGCTTTCTTTGGTGCGGATGTGAGGCTCGGGAACAGCTCCGTCAGCACCCAGATCCACGCATCGGCGCGGTTCGGACTCTGCTCTCCGGTGTAGCCCACGGTGGAGAACGCTGCTAGCTCATCCTCAAGCGCGCGGAACTGTCCAACGTGCCGAACCTTGCCTTGTTCGTACAGTGCCGACATTGGTTCTGCTCGAACCACCTTGCCCCGACTCGCGTTGACCGGCTTGAACGGCGTTCTCGGCCGGGCCGCTTGGATGGTGTGCTGCACCATTGCCCCGCCGAAGTTCACTTCGCCGACGATCACGTCAGCGCTGTGTCGCTCGTAGGCACTCGTCGCCACACGTCCCCAGGTCGCAGGGCCGGCCTTTACCGTCGCGTCCTCAAGGAGATACGCGTTGCCGTCCGTGCCAAGCGCGCCGACCACAATGCCAATCGCATCGTTGTCCGCGTTGTCAACGTCACCAGACCCAGAAGGATCGACGCCAACAACCACACGCACAAAATCAGGCACACGTCCGTCCAGAACGCGCCACTTCTCGATGTCGTCGTCATTGAACAGCGCATTCGGATTGGCATCAGCGAACTCGCCCCGCAGGAACCGCTTTTGAAGCCGCCCGCTCAGGCTCTGTAGCGTCTCCAGGTACTCGGCTGAAATGTTCTCGGCGTTGTCCTGCGGGTTGATCTGAAAGTGCGAGTAGTTCTGCGGCTTAGGCAGCGCCTCGCGGGTCTCAGGGTCAACCTTCTCGACGAACAGCCGGTATGTCCAATGCGCTTTGTTCGGCGGGTTGCAGTCGTAGTACATCCGCGGGCGAAGCGGGATCGTCTGCCGGCCGGCGATGTGCTGATCGGCTTTCTGCGCCAAGCGCGTCGTCGCCACCCCTACGGAGCCCCAAGGAATCTGCGAGCACTCGTTCAGATAGATGGTCGCGAACTCCATCCCCAGGATCTTCTCGGTACGCTCCTTGTCGTCCAAGCCACCGAACCAGATTTCGCTGTCGTTCTCGAGCTTGGCGAACCAGTCGGTCTTGCTCAGCTCGTACTTGACGCCCGGGAACGCCAGCTCCATGACCTTCGGGAAGGTGTCCATCACCACGGAGGACTTGATGGCGTTGAAACGGAACCGCAGAACCGCATGCCGCGATCCCGGCGCCTTCAGCGCGCGCATCACCGTGTTGCGCACCAGTAGGAACGTCTTACCGCTTCTGCTGCCGCCGAACAGCATGCAGTGCGTAGAGTCACCAGCCAGAATCTCCTGCGCCGCGAGCTGCTTGTCGGTCAGCTTCATAAGCGCTCGTCAAGCGGTGCCGCAACAACTTGGATCGGGCCGCCATCGCCGCCAGTGAGCTCTACCGCGCTGAGATCAGGTAGGCTCTTGCGCAGGAGGATCTCGATCGCCTTGAGGCGCGCCGGGCTCAAGTCCTCGCCGACCCCAAGTGCTTGATTGTGCAGCACGTTCAGGATCTGACTTACCTGGATTCGAGCTCTTACCTCGTCTTGATGGTGTTTGCGGATTCTTGCTGCCATTTTGGCCCCCGCTTTGTCGGTAACGGGTCAACGGTTTGGGATGCCCAGGCCAGCGGCAGCGCTTGGACCAAAGGAGCTGGCAACTGCTGTGGCTGCGTGGCCCGGGCAAACGAAAAGCCCCTGCACCGTTTCCAGTGAGGGGCTTTAGTCAGATAGCGCTTACGAGCATCGACCCGCGCTTGGGCACTGTACGCTTCATGCCCGCAGTGACTCAGCGGGTGGCTCTGGCCGATCTTGAGACGCCGCCGCCAGCCTTCAGGCTAGCGATCAGGCCAGACTCCGCGTCGGTTGCGCGGATTGTAAAGGGTCTTTACCAGAAATGCAAGCCCTATTCCGAATCATCGCGCGAGCCGCGTGGACGAGCTCGAATAGGCCGGGCGCCGTCACGCCGAGAATTCGCCGAACGCGGTGGACCGGGATGTACGGGCGCACGTAGCTCCATTGCAGCGCTGCCCTGTGCTTGTCCGGTAGCCCGATGACCAGCTTTTCGAGGCGATGGCCGTCCAGGCTGTCGATCGGCAGCCCCCGGACAGGGATCTCGTCGTAGCTGTGGCGGTAGCCCTGGAACATCGGGAGCACGTGCGAGCCCCCCCGGGCGCCTCGGCACCACCGGGCCCAGTTCAGCAGGCGCTCGTGGATCTCGGCGTGATCCGGCCTGACCTCGTGGAAGTCCAGGGCGTCGCGTTTCATACCTGGGTGATTTCGCTAAGGCCCACTCCGGTGACGGTCGCCGCTGCGTCATCCCGGTATAAGTGTGCAAAGTCCCCTCGACGCACCATCAGCCATGTCTTGCCCCTAAACCGCACAAGTTCTCGGCGGGGCGCATGAGCAGTTGGGCCTGGCGCCGTCGCAGGAAACGCCCACACGAGCGAATCCGTCGCCTTCTCGAACGCCTGAATGCGCCCCGGATCGCCGAGCATCGGATCGCTCTTCGGATCGCGCCTCGCTTCGAGCAGTCGCGCGCGCAGGTTGGGTTTGACCCATGCCGGAATGTCCATCGTCATGCTCCTTGCCGTGGAATTGCGTCGCCCATCAGGTGAAGGGCTTTCACTGCCGACTCGGCGTTTTCGACAATGAAGATCGGGAACTCGCCCCACTCAGTGATGAAGTCGACTTGAGCGGGGGTGAGCTTTCGATCGCTCGGGCGCTTGTTGCCGTCCTTGACCTCGAACAGCGCCAGGCGCTTGTGGAATCCGACGAGAAGGTCCAGCGGTTGACCGACGACACGAACCTTCGCCCCGCAGGCGCGCAGAGCACCTACGACGGCGCTTTGGTTGGCGTCGATGCGGGCGGCTCTACGCAAGGCCGATCCCCACGATGACGCCCACCATGAAGCCGATCCCCAGTCCGCAAATCAGCGGCAGCAGGGCCATGAGCCATTCGCCGGGAGGGATGTTGGATTCTTCGTTCATTCCGGTCTCCACGTGAAGATGCTCGCGCCGGGCAATGTCTCCGGCCAGTGCTCGCCGCTGCGAATACGCCGCAGGGTTGAGGCGGTGATTCCGGCTTCGCCCGCGAGGGCTTCGGGCGCCTCGCCGGCAATCATTCGAGCGCGCAGGGCCAGAGCTTGCTCGCGCGTCAGGCGGATCAAGCCGGCACCGCGGCCGCGCCTGATGGCGGTTGCGTACTCCAGCGCCCTGTTTCGCCTGCCTTCGTCGTAGCAGCGCACGAGCACCTGGCTGTAGGTCATTACCGTCAGGTGTTCCGGGTTGCAGCATCGCGGGTTCTTGCAGGTATCGCTGACGCGCCGGCCCGGCTGAACGACGCGCGTCTGCTTAGCCA